GTCGATGCCTCGGCGATCATGCAGGTCCGGATGATCGACCACGTCATTGCAGCCGACGCCCCGATGCGTGGCGGTCCGAGATACTACTCGTTCCGTGAGGCTGGACTGGTCCCTTGAAGATTTCCGAAAAAAGTAATTGCGCCCGCGCAAGTATTCGTTAAGGTGAGCGCGTCAACCGACACCATCATGACAACCGATCTAGCAACCAGAAAGACCGTGACCGAACTCGTCCGCGAGTGGAACCTCGCGATGCACGAGCTGAAACAAGGCCTCGAAGCGATCAAGCGCGCCGAAGTCCACCTCAAGGCGTTCGACACCTCGGGCTCGGGCTATGACCTCCAGACGTTCCAGCACCACGAATACGGCCTCGACTTTGAGGTTAAACGGAAGCGCATGAAAGCCGCGGCTTGGCGGTATCTCATCGACCGCATCGAACTCAAGAAACTTGCATCGATCGCACGCGCAAAAGAGATCGACAAACAACTCCACGAGCGCCCCGACACGCTGCCGGAAATCAGCCTCGACAACATTTTCGGATGGCTGGAATCCATGGACACGCAGGCACGCGAGTTTTTCGAGGAAGCCGTCATCGAGGTTTACCGGAACCTCAGACCGTCAGCCTGGAACCGCCACAAAACGAACAGCGCGTTCCGGATCGGCCGCAAGGTCATCCTCTGCCACCGCATCCGCTCTTGCTACTCGGGCAATGGGAAGTTCGCGGTCCAGTTTCATTTTCAAGACGAGCTCCGCGCTCTGGACAACGTGTTCCACATGCTCGCCGGTGAGGGTCTGTCCGTCTATCGAAACGGGGACCTTGCAACCGCCATCGAGGAAACCACCACGGGAACCGGTGAGACTGAGTTCTTTCGGTTCAAGTGTTTCGGGAATGGGAACTTGCACCTTGAGTTCCGCCGAATGGACCTCGTCGAGAGGCTGAATTCCATCGGTGGCAACGCGTTGCCGGAACCGGGCCGCGACTGACCAAACTTGCGGCTTTGGGATCGCGAATTGATCCCGGGCCGCGCAACTCTCCAACCTATGAATATCCTGACAAACTCCTATTTTTCCGGCGCGGGCCTGATGGACCTCGGCCTTTCGCTCGGTGGCCTGACCGTTCAGCAGTCGTTCGAGATTGACGCCAAATGCTGCGCCACGATGCGCCGAAACTTCAACCACGAGGTCATCGAAGCCGACATCACCAAGAAGCTCGTGGCGGCTGAAAACCCCTGCGACGTGATGGTTGCGACCTACCCTTGCACCAAATACAGCACCATTGCGGACATCCACGGGACACGGACAGGCGACGAGCTTTTTCTTCACTTCTTCCGCCACATCGCAATTCGCAAGCCCGAGGTCTATGTCGTCGAGAACGTGCCGGGGATGCGGAAATTTCCCGTCGTCATGGAGGCAATGACCCGGCTGCCCGACTATTACGTTTCGGTCTTTTGCCCGGTCGCTTCCTCGACGTGGCTTCCTCAGCGTCGGGATCGCCTGATCATTCTCGGATCGCGGAAACCGTTCGAGTGGCGGAAGCCCGAGGCAACACGGCGCGTCACGTTGGCCGACATCGTGGAGGATGACCCGCAGGTCAACATTCCCGACTATGTCGTCAAGCGGCTGACTGGCGGGTATCGTGACTTGCCAATCATCAGCGACCCCGAGCGAGGGGATATTGCCCCGACCTGCGTTGCGCACTACGCCAAGGACGTTTCAACGCGGATGATTGCTGACCGCCGTTACCCTCACGGCGCGAGGCCTTACACCGTCCGCGAGTATGCCAGGCTCCAAGGCGTTCCGGACAATTTCAATTTCGAGGGATCGGACCGCGACGCTTACCGGATGATCGGCAACGGGGTATCCGTTCCGGTCGGCGAATGGGTCGCCCGCGAGGTCGTCCGCTACTTCGGTCACTAAACCGCCCGCTCGCCGTCCACCGTCGTCCGCAGTCCCGACTTGTCGAGGGTATGCTCGACCCGGCGCGCAACATAAGCCCCGTCCACGCCCTGCCGAACCCCGGTCAGCGTGAGCGGGGTTTCCGCGATGATGTCCAAACGTGCCGGCATCGCGAGTTGCACCTTGCCACCGGCACCGCGCTTCATGTCGTCAAGCCGTGCCTTGGCAGCGCGGCGGGCGTTGGACTCGGTCGAATAAACGTGAGGCAGCCGGAACACCGGTTCCCCTTCACCGACCACCACGTCGGTCGTCTGGGCGGTCGCGAGGTCCCGGTATGCCGCGACGGTCGATTTGTAGCCGCCGACATCCGAGAACGTGGCAGACCATCGCGACAGGTCAGACTTCCGGAGCGCCACTGTGCCGAGCTTCGCGCCAGACGCGGCCTGTGACGCGCCACGGAGGATGAACGCGAGCTTGCCAGCGGTGGCCTTGGTTGCCGCGCCGTAATCGCGTGCCAGGCGTGCGAGAAATGAAATGTCGGATTCGTCGGTCTGGTCGAGGTGGCCGGGGTCGATGTCGGCGAGGTCGGTCGAGACAACCGCCTGCAATCCATTCTCACCCGCTATCGTCGAAACGATATCGCCCAGGGTTTTGCCATCCCATGACCGGGACTTGCGTTGCTGGGCTTTCCCGGCGCCCGCCATGGGGACCGCGTGCGCGTCGATCTGCAGGATGTTCGGCGGGCCGCCAGCTAACACGGTGTCCACCGTGAACTGGCCGAAATCGACGAGCGTTAGACCGATCCCGAGTTGCAAGGTCAGGATCGCGCCACGCTTCGGGAGTTCGAGGGTGCCCGCCGTGTCGTCGAGTTTCAGCGTCAGCCGGTCGGCCTGCTCGCCCGTCTCATCCGTGACGGTCAACGAATTGAGGATCGGCCCGATCAGATTTGTGATCGGTCGTCCGTTCGCGGTGATGACGTAGAGCGGTGTCATTCCCAGAGGCGGGTGGGCTGCGGGTTTGATGTGGGCGGCTGGATGTCTGGAAACGACAGGACCAGACCAGCCGGGAGCCGGTCATACTGCCCGAGGTCGAGCGGTCGGTTAGATTCTAACACCTGCTCCACGATGCCCGCAGTTGAGCCATAGACGCGGAACACCACGTCATCGAGGACATCGTCTTGCTTGGTCGTGTAGGTCATCATGAGAAAATCCGGCTGATTGCCCCGATGGCCGAGCTGACGGTTTGCAGACCGGAGGCGTATTGTTTGAGCTCGATGACGAAATCCACTTTGCGCGGTGCACCATCGCGGAAAAACACGCTCTGCGTTTCGTCGATGCGCTGGATGACCCACAGCCCGAGGAAGAACCCGTAACCAGTGATCAACGGCATCGGAATGCCCTGCTCGGCAGCCAACCGCAGCGCCGGGAGTTGCGACAGACCGCCACGGAAATGAGGGTGGAACACGCCGGGGAGTGTCAGAACCTCGGCTTCGCGACCCGTGAATTGCAGCGCGGGGTTTGTGCCGATCCGCTCGACTTCCGCCCAGGTGTAGCCAGCCGACCGGCTCGCCTCTTGGAATGCCAGGCGGTCGAGTCCGAAACGGAACGGTCCATAGATCATCATGCTCATGCGAATGCTGCGTCGTTGAGGTTCCCACGGTCGAACAGGTCTTGCTCGGCCTTGATGCGACGGATCACGGCAGCGGCGAGGGCTTCCTCGTTCTGGCCGGGTGCGCCTTGCACGTTGACGTTGATCTGCCGTGCCCCCTCGCCGCGCATCGCGGGAGGGACGAAACTGGTCTTGTTCGGGAGCGCCGGCGCATCGCCCGGACCGCCCATCCACTCGGGCAGCGCGTTGCCGATCCCCTTGAGCGCATCGACGGCACCGCCGATCTTCTCGGTGATCCATTGGAGCTTTTCGACCAGCCAGTTGATGACCGGTTCGGCTGCGTTTTTGATCGCGTTGAACGTGATGATGAACGCGTCCTTGAGGTCGGTTAGAAACCGTTTCAGCGTCTCGATTGGATGCAACACCGCGCCCAACAACTGGACCAGCGCGTAACCGATAAACTCGCCCACTTCCTTGCCAGCCGCGAACACGGCCTTGAACTCGCCGGTGACCGGTTTGAAATAATCCATGATGGCGGTCGCGGCTCCACCGATGACGGTCTTTGCCTCGTTCCACAACGCGGGCCCGCCCGCCTCATTCCAGCCGTCCGCGATGCCCTGCCAGACGCCTTCGAAAAACGCCTTGATGGGTTCCCAATACTTCCGGATCACGAGCGCAACCCCCACGATGACCGAGCCAGCACCGGCAACGATGCCGATGAAACCAGCGACCGGCACGCCAGCGGCAGCCGCAGCAACGCCCAGCGCGGCCCATGCAGCGGTGAACCCGGCAAACGCGACACTGACAGCGGCGAACGCAATCCCGACCGCCACGACGGCAGCGGTTAGACCGACGACGGCAGCGGTTCCGATTACGATGCCACGGAACAATTTCGGGTTTTCCTTGGCCCAGAGCGAAACCGATTTCACGCCCTTGCCGATGACTTTGAACAACCCGGTGACCACCGGCAGCAACGCGGTGCCAATCTCAATTCCGATGTCGGAAATCTGGCTCTTGAAAATTGACCATTGGTTGGAAAACTTGCCCAGCTCCCGCTGATATTCTTGCTGAGAGCGACCGAGGAATTTCTGTTTGTCGGCCACCATGCCGAACGCGTTTGCCAGGTTCTCGGAGTTCGCAATCAGGGACGCGATTGGTCCCTTCGATTCATCGCCGAACAACGCCGTGATGATCGACCCGCGCTGTTCGTCGGGCAGTTTGCGGACTGCCTCCAACACGCTCTGAATCGTGCCGGTCGCGTTCTTCTGCATGCCGAGCGAAACGGCGGTGGATTCCAGCCCGAGGGACTTGAACGCGGCCTTTTGGCGCTTCGTGGCGAACTCGCCCATGGTCAACGCCTTGGTCATGTTCTTCATGGCCGTGGCGGCGGTTTCAGCGTTCGGGCTGACCGGTTCCAATGCAGACGCGAGGGCCGCGATTTCTGCGTTGGTCAACTTCGTTGTGGCCCGGAGCGTCCCGCCCTGACGTTGGACAATCTCGGTGATGCCCTTGGAAGACGCGGCGGTCTTGTCGGCCAAGAAATTGATTGCATCGCCCAGCTCGACCACCTCGTCAATCGAGATGCCCATTCCGGTCTTGATGCGGGTGATCAGTTCGCCTGCTTCGTCGGCGGTCATTTCGAGGCCGACCGCCATGATCTCGGAGGCCTTCGCGAATTTCAGCGCATCGTCAGACCGCAGACCGATCTTGCCAGCCTCGGCCACGAGCTTTGCCACGCCCTGCGCACCGAGCGGAGAATTGCGCCCGATGTCGCGGATTGCCTCGCCGATCTGTGCCAGCTTCTCGGGCGTGTTCGCATCATCGACGAACTTGCCGACGTCGATCATCGCGTCGTTGAAATCGCCCGCGGCTTTAACTGCCGGGATGAACGATGCGGCCGCAGCACCGACCGCCACGCCGGTTCCCATCCAGCCAGCGAGTTTCCCGCGAGCCGATGACAGCCGCTCCGATGCGCGTTCCTGATTGCGCATCGCGGTCGTGATCCGACGCAAACGGGCTTCGAGCTTCGCGTCGGCGCGTTCGAGATTGGACGTGCCGATTCCGGCCTGGTCCAGTTTGGTTTTGAGCTTCGCGAGCGTCGCGTTCTCGTTTTCCAACGAGGTTTCGAGCGACTTAACTTTCCGCTCTGCCGCATCGACGGCGCGGGTCAATTTCGCGGTGGGTTTCTCGGCACTGGCGAGCGCGGCCCGGGCTTGTGCAAGCTCCGTGTTGGCCTGATTCAGCGATTCCTTGAACTTGTCGATCTTCGCCGAGGAATCGCCGAACGCCTTGATGTCGGCACGCTGGCGAGCAAGTGCTTTGACCTCCGCGCCGAGCTTCTTGATTGCGTCGTTCGCGGATCCAAACGCCGTCCGAAACGAGGACTCGATAGCCCCGCCGATTGTGACCTTGGCCGCGTATTTCTTGACAGACATTTACTTGGATCGAGGGAGGTAGACGACCCACTCAATGAGTTCGTCGGCGTCCATGTCGTCGATCTCTGAGAGCGGCCAGCCGGTATGTGATGCGAGAGCCAGGACGGCGCGATGCGCGTTTTCCCGACTCAGCCAGTAAAACCCCGGAACACCTCCTGCAACTTCCCATAGTCCGCGAGGTCGAGCGCGTCGATTTCGTCGGTGGAAACTTCGCAGAGGTTCGCGAACAGCCGGATTTCCTGCTCGGCAGAATCTTCGGTGCCCTTGCGAGCAATCCGCATGTCTTTGACCTTCGGGCGACGCATCCGGATTTCCGTGATGGTCGCGCCGTTGGAAGTGATGGGGTGAGATAGAACGATGGTATCCATGATGAGTGAGAATTCCGGTTCGGTTAGATATTACAGACCGATGTTGTTGCGATGCTGGGCGAGCTGATCCACACCGTTGATCACTCGCTTCATGTTCAGCACGTCAATCTCGTGGATCACCTCGTTGTTCTGCGTGAACTTGTAATAGCGAAGCGACACGGTGAACGACCAGCCGGATTTCTGCCCGCCCTGCCACGCATCGGGCTCGGCGGTTTTGATTTTGCCGCGCATCTGGACCACCACGGGGGTCTTGGTGCCGTTGAGCGATTCCAGCGAGCCGCGAGCCGTGAGCTGGGTTTCCTGCCCTTCGGCAAGACCGAACTGCTTGAGGACCACCGAGGAGAACCCGGCAATCTTGAAGCTCGTTTCCAGCTTCTCGATTCCCATGTCGAGGCCGATAGGGGAATCCATGCCACCGGCGCGGAAGTCCTCTTCGATGATCGTGAGGGCTGGAAGCTGGACCTCTTCGGCGTTGCCAGCGAAGCCGACGCCGTCAACGAAGAGGTTGAAGTTTTTGAGGATGTCAGATGCGGCAGACATGTGATTGATCTGTTATGTGTTAGGTGCGGCGATGTATTAGACAAGGTCCACGAGGTAATCGTTGACCAGTTCGGAAC